TGCGTACTCTTCGAGTGGCACACCTAATTTTTTAGCGATTGCTACCTGTGATGATGTGAGTTTCACAGTTTTGCGACCTGGTCTTACGCTTCTTTTAGCAGAAGCCACCGTCTGAACGGGCTCGGTCGTTTGTTTAACATCTGTTTTAGCAAATTTATGCGGAAAGTCAACACGGATTCTTTTATCAACTTCAGCATAATATTCATCAGATTGAGGATCAAAACCTTCTTTGTCCACTAAATCTTTATGAATTTCGAACGCTGTATATGTCATGGCTCTATCTTGTCCAAACCATGAGTTCTTTGCTGCCCATGCTTCAGCTCTAGGATCACTAGGTTCTTGCATTTTTGGCTGCTCTGGAGCTTTTACATCTGCAGGTTTGGAAACTTCTGTTTCTCTAGCAGATTTACTTTGCTCTAGTTTGGCATTCTCAAAAGCAAGTGTAGCGATTCGTTTGTTAGCTGCAACTTGTGCTTCAGCATCTCCAGCTGCTATAGCTGCAGCAAGTTCTTTTTGTGCCGCCTCTAAACCAGTGTTGATACTTGTCTCAAACTTTTTAAGATAGTCAGCATCAGTTTTTTGAAACCTTGTTTCCAAAGTTTTTCTTTTTTCTTCAACTGCTTTTGCATACTCTGTAGCTGCATCTCTTTGTCTTTCAGCTTCACGCATTTTACGTGTGAGTTTTGCAATCCTAGCTTGAACACCTTTGCTGTACTCTTCAAGTTTGTCATCGTCTTTTGGTTCTTGTTTAACTTCTTCTTTTACTTCTTCTTGTTTCGTTTCTACTGGTTCTTCTTTAGGGGCTTCTGCTTCTTCTTTCGGCGAATCAGTTTCTACAACCGATTCGTCTTTTTGCTCTTCAATAGCTATCTCAGCGCCTTCACCTGAAGTGTCGAGATCAACCATTTTTTCTTCTTTTGGCATAAGTTTCTCCTATGTTAAAATTCATGCAAGATATCCTCTGGATTCTTGATGGTTGCTAAAACTTCGTCATCGTTTAGCAGACGTATCTCTCCTCCCTCTATCCTTATTCTCGAGCCAGCATAACGGGCAAACATTACCCATTGTCCCTCTTTGCACCAAGGACCATCAGGATATCTATCCTTGTCCTTGTAACAATCTGGGCCCATTCTTAAAACTAAACCACATTGTGATCCAACCTGTTGTCTCTCTAAGGTCGATTCGGCAAGATGTAATCCGCCTTTTGTTTTATCTTTCATTCTAAAAGGTAAAACTAATAACCTCCAACCAGTTGGGTTTGGTAGTTTGTCTGAATCTTTTGTAATTTCTTTTTCTTTTTTGATTCCTACCAGTTCTTTATTTGGTAGGTGTATTTTTGATGTCGATGACTGTTCCTTCATTTTGCTCCTTATCTTCTAGCAGGTTAGAGAGTTCCTGTTTAGTTGCCTCTAGGGCGTTTATCTGTCCTATTATATAGTTATATTTTTCCATACTGTCAACACCACCGGACGTTACAGTGATAGTTAATTGTTCTAATCTTTTATCAAGATGTCTATATAATCTTGTTATTACTGTTTCTAAGTTCATCTTTCTCCTAACTTTTTCTTAAACTTATGCACACGATTACGTGCGTTTCGTTCCATTTTCTTATCTTTTTTCTTCAAAGCTGTACCCACGTCCCTTCTTGCTGACATGAGTCCTTTGACTAATTTTTTCTTATAAGGCCCTTCTTTTAAGTCGGACACTCTATAAGTTCGACCATTAAACTTTCTTGTTTTTTCTGATCGCATCTTTGCCTCTTTTAAATATGCTCGCCACCTGTCTCTTACCCATGACCTTTGCTCTTTGCTCACCAACTGTAAGGATTTGTATTTTTCTTGCAAAAGGTTTGCTGATTCGTTTGACTTTTGCCACAGTCGCACGAGCATCTGCAGGGGTCGCAAACTTAATTGATACAGTATCTCTAGGATTCTCATCAGTATATAATCTCCTCCCAGAGCCTTTTGGTTTTTTACCAGTGCCTACTTTAGGATCTGCCACGTTTCATCTCCTTTATATGCTTTTTGATAATGTTAGATTGTTTCTTGTGTAGCTTAGAAGCCTTACCTAACGCTTTAGCTACTTTTCTTAGTTTTTTTACCATTGATAACTCCCTTTAACATTTTAGCTTGACCAGAGTGTAACTTAGAGGCTTTCTTTAAACCTTTAATTACTTTTTTAATTGTTCTTTTTTTCTTTAACATTTCCATCTCCTTCTTGCCTGACGTAGACGTGAGTTTGGATCTTTGGCTGCTTTAGGGAATTTTTTCATTTGTCCTAGTGATCTTGCGCAGAATGATTTTCTACGTTTCGCAGCTTTTGATCCTGGCTTCACTTTTCCAGTCACGGCTGTTTTTAGTTTTGAACCGGGATTTAATTTTCTGTAGGCTTTGACACCGGCTCTAGTCATGCCTGCTCCAGCCTTTGTGGGCCTGAAGTTCTTTTTGTTTCTAGGTGGCATACCACCTTTTGCAAATCTTGGTCTTACATCAAAATCAGTTCTCATGGCATTATTTTCCTACCGTAGTATTTAACTGAACTTGGATTAGAAACTTTTACACCACCTAAACTACCTTGAATAAAACTTCCTCTGTAATTTCTTTGAGCTTCTTTCATCATGTTATTCATAGATGGATTTGGTCTATCACTTGTTGGTGACATTCTTCCACCCATTGCTGCTCTTTTTCTTTTTGAAAATGTTCTTACGTTTGTTGGTTTAGGTCCCACATTGGCAGCTGCCCGTTTCCTGGCAACGGCAGATCTTCTCTGGCCCTCTGTCATTCGTCTTGCTTTCGCTAGAGGCACGCATTTTGGATACTTCCTCTTCGCGTCCTTCTTTTGTTTTGAACGACCACACTTTGCAAAGGAACCATCTTTTCGCTTGCTCCCAATATCTACCC